AAAGCATCATCAGACTTACGATAGTACTCATAGGACTTGATGGATTTGCCAGCCAATTTACAGGCTTCTTCCACAGTCATACCCTCAGCCATACACTGGAGGATTACCCTCTTTGCTCTGTCTGACTCTTTGGTCTTGTTGGGCGTGACTGTCATTAGATCCTTTGATGGATGGATTACTCCCCACTAAAAGTGGTGCCTAGCACCACATAGCGGGGCTTGAGCGCCCCGAAGCGACCTTAGGAGCAAGGGGGTAAGTTGGTAACCGTTACCAGGCGCGTAGCGCGAGCGCAGCGCCCTGTTTGGTCGCAAATGCTAGGGCTGTTCCGCATTTGCTCCCTACTATACTTAAGGCAGGAAAAATATCGCATTTCTCTATTAAGTGACGAAAGTCACCTTATTCGCGGCATTTTATGTATACAAATCGGACATATCGGGCTTTATTTAGGCGAGATATTTAGTTGGGGAGTACAGTACACACCCGCCCGTTTTTTAGCACTACGGGGTCCGATTTTTCCGTATTGTCTGCTTTGTCTGCCTTGTCCGACCTGCCCGTTTTGACCGATATGCCTTGAAAGACAGGAGGGCGTACTACACCGTCGGCACCCTGCGCCCCTGCCTTGTAATAATTCTTTTCCAATAATAAATCCGATTCAAGACCGACAGACCTAACCCTCAACCTCTACCTTAGCCTTACAGATAGTTGAATGTTCAACTAATTATTTACGCAACAAGAGTGTTGCTAAATCGTACAAGTGTTCGAGTGATTACCCTTGAAAGGTTTGTCTGGTCAGACCCAATCAAAAGAGGATAGAAGACCCTCACCTATCCCTTTTTCTGTTACCCTGTGCCTAGTGAATCAACACCGATTCACTCGTGAAAGGATAAAAAACAGTGAAAACCATTGAAAACAACCAAGATGTACAGATTCCCGTGACTAAGTTTTATTCACAAAAACTCATCTTAGAAATCGCTTCCTATCCAACCCGCGATGTTTCTTTTTGGATTCATTCAATGAACAGTTACGAAAACGGAAGCATTGAAATGGTTGTAGTAGATGAGAAAACAGACGAATTGCGAGATGTTGTTCTCACCCCAAAACAGATTACAGACGCTTTTGTTTCGGGCGTAGGTCTTGGCTTGTATCACTGTTCTGGTTATGCCCTTGAAGATTTAGGGCATCACGACGCTTGTTCCGCCGATCTAATCCTACAAATGGCGGTCTATGGAGAAATCATTTGGGGATAGGCGAAACCGCCCGCAAGGGCGGTCACGGGCGGATTGGTCTCCCCCGTCTGATGAGCCAGACCAAAACGAAAGGATAAAAGATGACCGCTTATGTGTATGAATTGAATCGTGAGGTGTGGCACGGCTACACCCGCCCAAAAGGTGAGCCTGTAAGCCTGATCTCAGGCGAGGACAGAAAGACCCTTGATGATCACGGGTGTGGCAATTTTTGGGTGTTGGACAGTAACGGCAACAAAATGAATGTGTGGGCTTGTGAAATGACCTTGAAAGGGTGGGCTAACTAATGACCTCACAAAATGCGATCCTGAGTTCCCTTTCTGGTGATTTATTCGTAGAGCCTGATCTCATTATGGAAGAGGTGATGACAGCCTCAAGCCTCAAGGCTCTATTTCGTGCGACATTAGAAGATTTTGCCAACTATCCAAAACTACGCGACGCACTAGCCGAAAAGTTCTAATGCTTGCTTTTCCTTCAGGGATAGCCTACCCTGAGGGGAGGGGAGGAATTAGCCTCCACTTAGAAAGGATAAGAGATGACAAGTTACGCTGAACAATTCGCTAATGATTGGCTATTAGTGGCAGAGAATGATTACGACACCTATCGCTCACTACTAGAGCAAGAGGGCGAGGAGGTAGCCACTATCTCCGACAACTTGCGGGAGGAGTGGGAGACACTAACCGCGCAAGTAGTGGAATTGGTAGAGGAGAAAATTAGCGACACCGCTTCCCTCTTTATTGCTCAAATGCTACAAGGGCAGGGCTCATACCCCTTTGACCTTATCGCCCGCCGTGTCCTTGAATTGAAGGCGGAGGTGGCTCGTGTTTGAGGTATCAACTAACTGGACCAACGGGCTAGGGCAAGTGCTGGTCTATTGCCTAGCGATAGGGCTAGGGCTTTACCTAATGAGCAAGATAGGGAGAGAGGGTAAGCGATGAGCGATATCTGCCTAGTGTGCGGGGAGGATTACCCACCTAACGGAATAGTGATGTGTGATGACTGCGGTATGGATAAAGACATAGAACAACAACAAGAGAGAGAGGGCAACAAGTGAGAGAGTACGGACTACGCAAGACAGAAATCTATTACATCAGGGCCAACTCATCAGAGGAGGCGAAGGAGAAACTCGATCAAATGGACAACTCTTACGCTTGGACTGTTGAGGTAGATGTCTGCTATGTGAGTGGAGAACTACAAGACTGGGAGAAAGAGGGAGCCAATGCCTAAGTGTGGAGTGTGTGGCTGGTCTTTCTCAGATCGAACGCTGATAAAACACGCTGAAACCCCCTGTGGGGAGGAGAGCGAGAAAGCAGGGCGTATGTCGTACGCCCCTGAAATAGATGACCTAATTAGACAAGAGGAGGAGAGCAAGTGAATAATCTCATCAAAGAGGCGTTAGAAATTGCCATCAGTAATTGGGAGTACGACGGAGAATACGACAAAGTAAGCGAGGCAGTAACACTAATCAAGGAGGCAGAAGGAAATGAATAAAGAATACTATCAAGCAAAGGCAGACCTATGTCAGAAGTTAGCAGTCGAGGCTATGACAGAGGGAGACAGCAAGACAGCAGGAGATAACCTGATCCGTATGGTCAATGCCTTGAATCAACTCAACCTAATCAACTATCAAGAGGAGAAGAACAATGGCTAAGTATAAGTTCAAGTATGTATATGAACGCTGGTATGACCTAGAGATAGAGGCAGAGAGCGAGGAGAAGGCAAGAGAAATGTTTGAGAACGCGGATTTCAAGGGAGAACCGCGTCTTGTTGGAGGACAGACACAACCCGACTATGAAGTGGAGGCAAGCGTATGAAACTAACAGAGGAGGACTTTGAGAACTTATGGGATACCTCAATGGAATGGCAGGGTGTAGGGTGGGAGGCGCAAGACGGACGCTTTGATCCACCTGTATCTTTCAAGTGGGCGAGGGCATATTGGTTTGAGTTAGCCTACGCTAACCTGATAATGGCTAAAGACTTTCTCGATAGCAAAGGGGAAGCCTACGAGATTACCGCAGACCAAGCAGGAGGCTGGGTCTTACTAACGAACTATGAACCGAAAGGGGTATTGGTATGAAACTAATCAATTTCTATGAGGTAATGAACTACAAGGGTGACATTGAATGGGGAGGGGCGAGAGCGAGTGAGGCTATCAAGTGGTTTCGTAAGGGCTTCAACAACTCTATCTTCGTATCAGTATGGAATGAGGAGGACATTGAAGAGCCCGTCCTCGTCACCGATAAGATAGAAGTGACGAACCTATTGCTCTCCCTGCTGGTGAGTGAGAGGGAGGAATACCAACCCAAGCCCAAGAAAGAGTGGGCGCGATGATATTCTTAGGCGTAATCCTAGTAACTATCCTTGCCTACCTGCTCATAGTGTGGGAGGATAGGCTCAATGAATCAGATCGTTAGGCGCAAAGAGTCAGCCGAGAGGCGAGCCGTGCGAGTCCGTAACTACCAGAGGGCGAGGGCGAGAGCGTTTGTGCGCCTACGCAAGGCATACCCCGACCAATACAGAGAGTTTCTGGAACAGGAGAAGGCTAAAGATGAGGCTAATGGAAAGGCGTGGCTGGATATTGCTGGCACTACCGCTAATGACTTTAGTGTTTCTCTTTCTACACACCGACAAGACCTACCACCTAGATCCACGCAAACCAACGGAGATGAGCAGGACGAAGGCAACGTGGGAGGAGAAGAATGAGAACAGAAAACTGGCGAAGCAATACGCGTGGGTTGCGTTTGGTTGGAGAGGACGAGAGTGGCTCTGCCTCCACGATTTATGGACCCGTGAGAGCAGGTTTGACCACTTCGCACAGAACCCACGATCAAGTGCTTTCGGAATTGCTCAACTCCTTGGAGAGAGAAGTCGAGAGCCTGAACTCCAAATACTGCGAGGCTTACGTTACATTGACATCCGCTTTGGATCTCCTTGTCAGGCTTGGAGATATCATCAGAGAGCAGGGCATTACTGATGCCACACAAGACTAAGGAAGCGCGTAATGCTTGGCATAGAAAATGGCGAAAGGCTAACGCTGAACACGTCAAGAAGTGGAACAAAGATAACTATGCCAAGAACCCACGCCGTCAGATATCAGCGACCATAAAGTATAAGTATGGGATTACATACGAGGACTATGAGCGTATGCTCGCAGAGCAGGGCGGTTGTTGTGCTATCTGTGGAAGTCCAGACTCAGGAGGGCGAGGAAGATTTCACATAGACCACGATCATTCCTGTTGTCCAACTCAAAAGACTTGTGGCAAATGTGTAAGAGGTTTATTGTGTCACTTATGTAACACAAGGCTTCATCTTATTGAAGAAGGTTGGGCTAGTAAAGCGATAGATTATTTACAAAGATGGGTGTAAGATAGAGAACTACTAACTCGTTCCTTATCCTTTCGAGTCAGTAGTATAGAAGCCCTTGCCCTTGAACGTTATGGCAGGGGCTTCATACTTTCTATTGACAGTTGAACCGCATTGAGGGCAGTCATAATCTACCTCAACATCGTGAATGGATCTGAGAATGAGGATGACGTTGCCACAGGCAGGGCATTCGTATTCGTACTTCATACTTCTAGTAACTCCACAGGTACGCGCCAGCCGTCAATAGAAGGATCGGCAAACTGCTCTATCATATATTCGTCAGCCTGAAACTTGCCATAGATTTCAATAAGTGAGAAATATTCATCATCAAGTACCTTCGCACCTACAACTGTACGTCCAGCGTCCTTCTTCCAAAATGGGATAGCACTCTGCGTTCTGATAGTGCGTACCTCAAGGTCACCCACGTCAGAGATATTCTTGCGAGCCTTATGTAATTCATTAGGATACCAAGGCATATTCCAAGCGAGGTTGTAGTGGCGAGCGACCGCCCACTCTGCTACGTTCGCTCTGATATTGGCGAGGATCTCAGGTTCTAACTTACCGAACCTCTTACCAGCAGCGTAGTTTGGTCTATCTTCTGACCCGAACTTGACTAGCCAACGTTCAACAGCGACGAGAGTACAGACTCTCACCTCTGCTTGGGAAAGTTGTATGACTATTGCCAAGGGCTTTCGCCTCCTATATGGTTTTGTAGTTTGCGTAGTGCTTGGTTGCACTTACGATCAACAGTAGAGATAGCACACTCTAGGTACTCAGAGATGAGTTGAAGAGTGAGGTTGTCGTGGAATCGAAGGCGAAGTATCTCTTGGTCTGCCTTCTCTAATTTCTCATAGGCTTTCTTGATATCTACCAGCGTAGCCAATAGGTTGCCACCTTCAGCAGGGGCAGAGGGCTTACGAGGTGTGCCATCATTGATAAGGATTTGGCTCTGCTCTAGTGAGGTGTTGTTGATAGCGCTCTTGATAACGAAAGGTAATAGTTGAGAGATAGTAACTGTGTCATAGTACGCCTCATCGTTGAGATGATAGCCAGACCTAGCGGCCTTCTCCTTACGAGCATAGCGCTCTAGATGTCTGCGTATCTGCCACGCTACCTTCTTCTCGTTCCACTTGCGCTGAACTTCAGACTCATCAGAGAGCATCTGGTTGAAGTGGTCAGCGCGTGAGAGAACAAAAGCCCACGCCTCTTGTAACAAGTCAGCCTTCTCTGTGTGCGTTCTGAACCTGCGGTGGATACTAGCAACCACCGAAGGAACTAGATCATCGAGTGATGGGTGTAGTTGATTGGTCATTGGCTCTCTTATTCATCTCTTCTACGTATCGGTCAGCCTTCTCACGTTTCTTTCTAGCAATTTCTTTACGGCGTTGGTCTGCTTTGTACCACGAATACTTCTCAGTAGCCACGACGCTTATCCTTTAGTTCAAGTAATAGTATGGCTAGCAACGGTCCAATGCCAAAGCCAACAAGCAAACTAAGTAATATCACTAACAATGTATTCTCAGTCATTGGGTAACTCAGGCCAAGTCTTATCAAGTACCATCATTGCGATAGCAGAATAGTTGAGCAGATCTAAGAAGGAATCTCTGAGGCTTTCGTTGCTGGGAGATACGTCGCTATCAATGAGGTTATTGATGCGAGCCACTTTGTCCCACATACGCACGCGGAGTCCGTTGAGTGGGCCACCTGGAGAGTGAGCGATGTTCTTCGGGCCGTAATCGTGATGCTTGCGGATGAGCAGATTTCCTGCGGTATCAAGTATTCGCCAGACATCTCTGATGAACTCGTCATTTATTTTCTTACGGGCATCGGCTGACAGGTTATCGTCCCAGCCTTGTAGTCTATCGAAAGTATTATCATCCCCATATCCATCAATAATTTTGCTGCCTCTTGGAGAGACTGGTTCTTGTTCACTCACTTCACTCCTCCTAATAGATTTGCTAGTTCTTCTGGACCACGTTGTAGGTACATCTCATTGATGTCCATACCTAAAGGTAAGTTTACTATCACAGAGTTCACAACCTCGGACGCAACGCGCTTAGAGAACTCTGCTCCTGGATTACTTCCATCTTCTTTCACATCGTTATCGCCTACTACATAGACAGTATCAAAGCCAGTCAGTAACTTGGCATAGTGTGGTTTCCACGCAGCAACACCAGGAACTCCCACTGCTGGGATACCTAGAACTCCTGAGACGATCACACAATCCAACTCACCTTCGCATACCACGATATGAGATGAGTCAATAGTTACATCACTGACGTTATACAGGTGCAACTTCTGCCCTGTGGGTTGCCCATACTTAGGCTTGCCATCATCTATTCTTCTAAACTTTACACTGGTTGCTATCCCCAAAGCCGTGATGTAGGGAATGGATAACCAACCCTCACACTGGTCGTGACCAGCAGCAGGATCAACTACTGTGCCAAGCATAAACTGCTCGGCTACCTGCTTAGATACTCCACGTCCTTCGAGATACCTTAGCGTTGCCTCGTCTATGTTTTGACTGTAACGTGTGACCGCTTCCAGTAACAATTTCGACTGCTCGTTTGACTGCATCCTTGAACTCCAGATTCTCCTTCTCCATCACCACATTGACAGAGTTGCCACCCTTGCCACACGTATGACACCAATACAGATTGTCGTACGTATTCATTACTGCGCTACGCCTAGAGTCATCGTGAATACAACACTTGACACTAGCGCTCTTGCCTTCTCTTACTTCCCCACCATAATAAGAAACGATGACTGCTACGGGGATTGAGTCTGCATCAACGGAGCCTTTGCCCCTTTTCGGACGAACCACCCTGGTCCAGTCTTGTGCTGGCATCCGCAATCTCCTTTACATAGGTCGTGCAACTCTTCAGACTTGTCGTAGTTGCCTTGCGAATTGAATGAAGCACCTACCTTACAATCGTTACAGATCATTCTTCTTCCTTTACTTCTTCTTTTTTTTCTACCTCAGTTGGTTCTTCTGGTAGTTGTACATCTTCTACTTTCCAAATGTTGCTACTTGTTATCTGTCCATTAGGTACTGGCATTACTTACTCCTGTCTTCTAACCATTGGTCTAGGTCTTGGATAACCCAAGCCTTCTCTACTCCGTGTTGTCTGCGTTTGACTATAACGAAGGCAGGAGGAGTCGCAACCATCCCCCGTGCCTTCGCATAGTTCTTTGCTTCTACCTGTGCTTCGTCCCAGAAGGCAGGAAGATTCATTGACTTGCGGTTCTTACACTCCAGAATATAGGTCTGACCTGCGATTATGGTAACGATGTCACCTTCATCATTGGCCCCAGCCTTGGCAAGTCTTTCAGCAAAGTGACCAAGAGAGCGTAGATACTTCATCACATCAGTCTCAAACTTCGATCCCTTTTGTTTGTTGTAACTACTCACCGTGTCACCTGTAAGTTGTCGTGGAGGTATGCCCTGCCTTGCGAGTCAGCATCACCAATCTGACACGCACCAAAGTTTGTAAATAATGTTGCCCACCGTGAAGCGTCGGCGTAGTGGGGACCAAACCGATTCTTCACGGCAGCAACCCGAAGCATTCCTTGGGAGGGGTCGTAACCAAGGGTCAGAATGACGGCAGGTAATTGACTTACCTTTCCGTGTATGGCACGACGAGGAGGCGGCATCGTGGGAGATCCATATTCACTCTGTTCTGATACGTGATGAAGCACTAGCACACAGGCTTCGGTCTTGCGTGCCATATCGTGTAACTCCATCATAATTGCACGTAGTCCAGCCCATTCATTATCTGTCTCGGCTGCTACATTCATTAGGTTATCTATCACTATAAGTTCAGGAGCGATTCCATACAGTTCGATATATGCCTTTATCTCCATCTCGATGTCATCGAGTGAAGGGCTTGAGTCGAATACCCACTGTATGTTATTCATTCCTGCTAAGTAATCCTTGTAGTAACGTGGGTTAGCCATAAGGTTTGTTTCAACTGTCACTTGTGAATGACCTGACAGATGAGCAGCAGTTCTAATCATCACTGTTGTGGTGTCAGTATCTGCTGAAAAGAAAAGTGTTGGGATGTTTGCTTTGATGGCATAGACAAGAGCGAACATAGACTTACCTGCATTGGGTGCTGCTGCAACCATACAGACTTGTCCACGTCTGAACCTGACCTTGATCTCTGATGTATCAAACGCCTTCCAGATATTGGGTAGAGGTGTAGCCTTGACGTTCGTTGATTGCCACGCACGTGAAAGCCTAAGCACTCTTATCCTCTCTCTCTTCTGGTGGTAGAACTATCCCTAGTTTTCTTCTAATTAGTTTACGCTGATGGGCTGTAAGTCCTCCCCACATACCATAGCGTTCTTTGTTGATTCCCCATTCAGCGCATTCAGTTCGGTGACGACAGTTTCCACAGATAGTTTTAGCGAGATTGACACCTTCGTATTTTCCGTTACCAGATAAATCTTCTGGGTACCAGTATTCGCCACCGACTTCCGCACAGAGAGGACTTTCGTACTCTCGTGGGTCACGCACTGTTTTATCGAACCCAGATTGCGTCGCACTTGTCTGGCGTGCCTTTAGGTGAAGCACACATCCAAGCCTTCCAAGGGCCTTTCGCTCCGTTGCCAGTTCTGAATTGCATCTGACCGTGCTTACACTCAGGTGTCTGTCCTTCGACAACCTGTGGTCGTGGTGGATTTACTCTATCATCCAGTCTGTTTACTGCTGGCGCAGTATTGTGAACGGCAACAGGCGCAGCATTGCCTCGAAAAGAATCAGCAGTTGATGTAATCAGTGCAGATACCATTGATAGATCTGTCAGACCTGTCTCTAGTTCACGCACATCTGATGCGTAAAGATTGATGAGAGTTCCATCCGCCAACTTATAGTTGATCTGGAACTTTGTTGATTCACTTGCAGCCATATTACTTACCTCCAGTATGTTTGATTGAAAGGCGAAGACTTTCCTTGCCTTCGATTGTAGGAACAAAGCCAAGAAGTTCTTTGACTGTTTCCTTGTCTACCTGTTTAGCACCAGCAACAGAGGACCAGCGAACTTCAACCCCTGTATCAGTGACACCGACTACTCCAGCCAGCGCGTCCTTCAACGCATCCTTCTGTGCAGTCAATTCTTTTATTTGATTATCTAGTTGTAGATATGTCAGCGCTTTGGATGACGCATCCTTATCTTCTATCAACGGTAATTCAGTTTTTGTACGTTCTTTTTTTAGACCAACGCATCCCATCTCACCAGATGAGTCATAGTATTTACAATAGAACTTACAGTAACTCTCATCTTTTTCTGGTTCAGGTGGTGTCTGTGATTCCTTGACACCAGCCAACCAGTTGAGGGCTTCAAGCGCGATGGAAGAATCGTACTTCTCAGAGTGGACCTTTACATCGCGCTCGTCACCGTCTCGTGGTATTGCCACTAGATGCACATTGTGGACCTTCCCCAATCCACTTTGTTCTATTAGGTATCCGTAAGTATGTACCTGCCAGCGTTGCTGGAGGCTTGGAAAATAGGCAAGATTCTTAGCCTTGACAGTCTTCCAATCAACTACATCTCCAGAGCCTGGGATGTAGAGATCTACGTGTGCTTTCATACCGTTATATTCTACGGTCTGCTCAATGACAACATCTTTGTTATCTGCTAGTGCTTTCTCAATAGCACCGTGAATGGCTGTACCCATAATGGCAGCCAACTTCATCTCGTTCTCATTAGTCTCTGGCTGGTTGTTCAACTTGTACCA